CGCATGAGCGGGAGAAGACCAGCCACCGGCCGTCGGACGGGCCAGCAGCCACGCGCCCGATCGATCTTGTGCCCACGCTTTTGGGTGGACATGGGGGCACACGTTTGCTACGGTGGGCGCATGGTCCTACCACCCGAGGCCCGCCGCACGTTTTGGCTGAAGGTCCGGTGCTCCAGCGTGGAACTGCTGCACGTGCGCGACGTGTCGGCCGGGCTGGGCCTGACCGTGGCCGAGTTCTGCCGGCGCCGGCTGTTTGGCGACCGGGAGGGGCTGCCGCGGCCGGGTGTGCGCCACGAGCCTGGGCAGGCGGGACCGCCGGCGCTCGTGGCCGAGCTGGAGCAGGCGGCCGCCCGGGCCGAGCGTGAGCACGCGGTGGCCCAGGTGCTGGCCGCGCGAGGGGAGGCGGTGCGCCGTGGCGACCAAGGGTAAGGGCAAGGCCGCCGTGCCAGGGCGGGGAGGGCGCAAGGCGCCGACCAAGGCGATCACCCCGATCACCGCCGACCAGTACAACAAGCTCTGGGCGGGGTTCACGATCAAGCAGACCCCGGCGTTCGCCGCCCGGCACGCTGGGATCCCCGAGAAGCTGGCGGTCGCCTACATCGAAGGGGCGGCGCGCCCGGACCTGGGCATGGTGCCGATCCGGGAGCGGTGGCAGCGGGTCATGAACGCCGCCCAGGAGGAGGCGAACCTGACCGTGGCCGAGTGGCACCGGCGGAACCTCCAGGCCATTCAGGTGGCCATGGGCACGGTCACCACCGAGATCGCACTGCTCGCCGAGGACGCCAAGATGCGGCTGGCCACGTACCAGCAGTCCGGCGGGGCGACGGCGCCCGAGCTGCGCGAGTCGCTGCACAAGGTGGCCGAGACGGCCGACCGACTGATCCGCCTGGGCGAGCGCATGCTGGGCGGGCCGGACCAGAAGATCCAGGTGAACAGCGGCAGCGGACTGGACACGCTGACCGTGGAGGAGCTGGTGGAGTTCGCCACCACGGGCCTGCTGCCGCCGGGGCACCAGGGGAAAAGGTAAAGATCCATGACTACAAAGACGAAACGACCGCCGCCCGGCAAAACGCGCAAAGCGCCGGCACGCCGCGGCGCACCTCCCAAGGCGCTGCCGGCCGCCGAGCCACCGCGCCCTCTGGCCACCGTTACCGATATTCGCCCCCCCGAGCCGGGTGTTTCGCTCCAGGAACCGTGCGCGCCGTCGTCCGGTTCCAGCAAGGGCAGAAGCGGCAGGGCGCCTCAAGGCGCTACCGGTATTCGCCCCCCCGAGCCCGAGGTGGAGCCCACGGCTACGTCCAAGGACGGCAGGCCGCTGGTGCCTGGCACCCAGGTGGAGATCCTGCCGCAGCTCGTGCCCATGCTCGTGGCGATCGACAAGGTGCGCCCGGATCCGGCGAACCCCCGGATCGTCCGGGACCTGGACGTCGTGATCAACAGCATGCGCCGGTTCGGCTGTAGGTGGCCGCTGGTGGCCAACAGCCGCACCGAGGTGGTGGAGGCAGGGCACCAGCGCCTCGCCGCCCTGGCTGCCCTTGGGGCGTCCCACGTGCCCGTTCTGTGGGCCGACGATGACGGGGTGACCGCCCAGGCGTTCAACATCGCCGACAACCGGGTCGGCGAGACGGCCGCGACCTGGGACACCGGCGCACTGGAGCGCCTGCTGTCCGGTCTCCAGGTGGACGCCTCGGCCTCGCCGACGCCGATCGACACCGCCGCCCTGTTCCGCGATCTCGGATTCCCGGAGGGCAACCTGTCCGCCCTGCTGAACCAGACCACGGGCGCCGAGGGCACGCGCACCCCGAGCAAGGCCAAGGGCAAGCGGGTGGCGCCGATCCCGGACGCCATGCTGCGCGCCCCCGTGACCAGGCAGGGCGACCGCTGGGTCCTGGGCATGCACCGCCTGGCCTGCGGGGACTGCCGCGACCCCAAGGTCGTGGCCTGGGCGCTCGCCGGCCTGAAGTGCGGGATCGCCCTCACCGATCCCCCGTACTGTTCCGGGTCGTTCCAGGAGGCAGGCAAGCGGGCCGGCACCTGGGGCGAGATCGCCAGCGATACCCTGTCCAGCAGGGGGTACGCCTCGCTCATGCGGGAATGGCTCACCGCCGCCCACCCCCAGATCGTGTACGTGTTCACCGACTGGCGCATGTGGCCGGCGCTGTTCGATGTGGTGGAGGCCTCGGGCCTGCCGGTCCGTTCGATGATCGTGTGGAACAAGGGCCACCCGGGCCTCGGCGCGCTGTGGCGCACCCAGCACGAGCTGATCATGTACGCCGCCCGGCAGGGCAACAAGGTGGACCAGCTGGCGCGCACCGCCGCCAAGGGCAACGTGATCAACGCCGCCCGGTCGGGCAACGATCTGCACTACACCCAGAAGCCGGTCGACCTGCTCGTGGAGGTCCTGGAGGGCGACGCCGCCAGCGGGCGCACCGGGCCCGTGTTCGATCCGTTCGGTGGGTGCGGCTCCACGCTGATCGCATGCGAGGCCCTGGGCCGACCCTGCGGCACCCTGGAGATCGAGCCGCGCTACGCCGATCTCATCTGCCGGCGCTGGGCCGAGCAGGTGGGCGGGGCCGCGGCCGCCGTCCTGGAGGGGACCGGCCAGACCTGGTTCGAGGTGGCCGCAGCTCGTGGCGTTGACGTGTCCGACCTGGAGCCCGCGCCGCCGCAACGGTGCGACCTGGCACCCGAGGAGATGGAGTCATGATCCGCGAGCACCTGGGCGGGGTGATCGAGCGCATGGAGAAGTTCCGCGCGCAGGCCCTCATGCGCGCCGAGGCCGCCAAGGTGCAGGCGCAGGCCTACGCCGAGGTGATCGAGGAGCTGCGCCGGCTGGACGGGATCGCGCTCGCCGACGAAGTGCTGCGCGGCCGAGTTCGGCAGCTGGACGAGGACGCGGGCACGAGGCCCGCGCCCGAGGTCGGCGACCTGCCCCCGAGCACCGGCGACAAGAACCAGCGGTGCACACTGCCGCCGGTCGGATCGTCTGGCGAGGTCGGGCCCGTCGGCGAGGAGGGGCCCAGGGGTCCGGGACCCTGCCCCAAGGGGCCGGCCGGACCGTCACTTGGGCAGATGCCGCGCGACAGGGGCGCCGAGGCCGAGGCCGCCAAGGCGCAGGCGCAGCGCAAGGGCTCGCCGCCCTGCCCGTTGTGCTACAGCGGGACGATCGTGTATCGCAAGACCGGGCGCCTGATCTGCCTGAACGAGGAGTGCCCGAACAGCAAGACCGGGCAGGAGTCCCAGGCACCTGTGAAGGGCAAGGCCGAGGCGCCGCCCGCCGAGCCCGAGGAGGTGGACACCGGCCGCGTGATCGGGATCGGCAACGGACAGCAGGAACTGGGGGAGGGCACGAACCTGGCCGCGTGCATCGCTGCGATCCGCTACCGGGCGCCGCACTGGCTCACGACGTCCGGGATCCTGGAGGTCGTGCGCGCACGCCTGCGCAAGGACCTGCCCGAGACCATGGTCCAGATCATCGGGCAGGAGATGACCAAGCAACGCAAGCACCGCACGTTCATGGTGCCGGGGCTCCAGGCCAGGCAGGTGGACGCCCGCCGCTGGGAATACCGGATCGCCGAGGTCTCGAAACACGAGGGGGACTGACCGGGGCGGCTCGCCGCCGCAACCTGGAGCGCAAGAACATGGCGGTGCTGAACAACAGGGCGCGCAAGGCAGGGGAGGCAGGCGAGGAGCCCGCCCTCGCCGACCGCCCGCGCACCCGCGCCGATTGCGTGGACGGTGAGCGCCCCTGCCCGTGGGTGGGCTGCCGCTACCACCTGTGGGCGGACGTCATGCCCTCGGGCAGCCTGAAGATCGCCCACGACGTGGACCCGCTGGACCTCACCGAGTCGTGCGCGCTGGACGTGTGCGCGCAGGGCAGCCACACGCTGGAGCAGGTGGCCGACCGGCTGAACGTGACCCGGGAGCGCCTGCGGCAGATCGAGGAGGCCGCGATCGCCAAGCTCGCCGCCGCCGGCGTGCCGATCGAGGAGCTGGGGGCATGACCGTGATCGAACTGACCCGGGAGTGCGAGCGAGTGCTCGCCGCCGGCTTGTACCGCGTGGCGCTCGTGCTGCCGCGGTCTCCTGGACGTGGGCGACGAATGCGGATCGGCGGGCCAGGTAGTCCACTGGGCGAGATTGCCTGCTGCTCCAGTGCCGGAACCGTGTGTTATTTCGGTGCGATCGACGTGCTGGCCTGGCTGACCTTGCGTGGACTAATTCAGGCCGAGATCGCCGAAACTAGTCCATCCGTGGAGGGCGCACCATGACTGCTGCCGCCCAGGCGCTCGCCCCCGTGGGCGCTGTCCATCCCAAGTACCGGGCGCCGCGCCGGCACCTGCCGCGAGCTGACCGCGGGCGCTGGATCGACCCGGACAACCGCAAGGGGTACGAGGCGCGAGCCGAGGCCATGCGCCTGGCCCACGTGCGAACTGCGCAACGCGACCCGGCCGCGTTCTTCGAATACTGTTTCAGGGACGAGCGGACGTGGGAACCCCTCGAAACCCAATGGTATCAGGAGGACTGGAACGACGCCCTGGACGACGGCACCCGCGTGCTGATCATCGCCCCGCGTAACCACGGCAAGACCACCTTCCTGGTGGCGCGGACGATCTGGGAACTGGGGCGCAATCCCGACCTGCGGATCAAGATCGTCTGCGCCTCGGACCAGAAGGCCCGGGAGCGCCTGTGGGAAATCACCCAGCACCTGCGCACCAACCCGCGCGTGCGCGAGGTGTTCCCGCACCTGGAGCCGTCCGAGGACGCCGAGTGGAGCAAGCACCAGATCACGGTCAAGCGCACGGCCCGACACCGCGACGCCAGCGTGCAGGCCCTGGGCATTCTGTCCACGGTCGCCGGCGCCCGGTGCGACCTGCTGATCGCCGACGACGTGGTGGACCAGCGCAACGCGATCCTCATGCCGGCCATGCGCGCGGCCGTCAAGGCGGCCTGGCTGAACGATTGGTCCCTGACCCTGGAGCCCGACGCCCGGGTCTGGTATCTGGCGACGCCGTGGCACCGGGACGACCTCACCGCGAACCTGCAAACGAACCCGGCGTACACCCTGGTCCGGTACGCCATCGGGGGCGAATTCGGGAGCATGTGGCCGACCAAGTGGCCCGAGGCCCGGTTGCGCTCGCTGCTGAAGGAACTGGGATCCGCCTCGTTCGCCCGCGCGATGCACTGCGAAGTGACAGACGAGGGCACCGCCCTGGTGCGCGAGGACTGGATCCACTTCGCCGACCTGGAGCACGAGCCCGACTTCGCCGACCGCCTGGACCGGATGGCCTTTATCACGAGCTACGACCCCGCGATCGGGACGAGCAGCGAGCACGACTGGTCCGCGAGCGTGGCGATCGCCGTGGACCCCGAGCGCCGCCGCGTGTGGGTGGTGGACGGCTGGCACATGCACGAGACGATCGGACACCAGGCGGACATCGTGGCCGAGGAGGCGACCCGCTACCAGCCGGTCAAGATCCTGATCGAGAAGGTGGGCCTGTCCACGCTGGACGAGTGGGTCCTGAACAAGTACCCCGAGCTGGCCGGCCTCGTGCAGGTAACTACACCCAGGGTTTCGAAAGCTGCGCGCCTCGCCGGTGTCACCCCCCTGCTGGAGTCGGGGGTCGTGGTGTTCTCCGATCACCTGAACCCGGCGAGCCCGACGTTCGACCACGAGCGCGGAAACCTGGTGGGCGAGCTGATCGACTTCCCGTTCAGCAAGCACGACGATCTGGCCGACGCCTGGGGGCAAGCGATGCACGGCGCCCGCCGGCTGTTCCTGGACAACTGGGCGCCCGGGGTGGATAATGAGGCTCCGGTGATCGAGCTGCGGATCGGCGGTCACGCGATAGACGACGGGCACCCGTTCTAGGAGGTTCGATGGACGAGCAGCGGCACCCGTGGCGAGACCTGGAGGGGACGGCGTGGTGCGCACTGCGCCCCCTGACCCTGCCCGTGGACGATCCCGCGTGGGAGCCGATCCTGGGCAGCGCCGTGAAGCTCCCGGGCGGTTTCGAAGTGGACGTCGACGGCGGCCGCCTCGCCCAGGCGCTGGAGGCGATCGACCTGGACGACACCACCGGATCCGACCTGCTCGTTCCGGTCACGCTGAAGGATCGCGCGTGGCCGCCCGTCGGGCTCCTGGTGCTGGCGTCCGCGCTGCGCGAGCAGTTCACCAAGGTGCAGCCGGGCAGCGGGCCGAGGGCGACGGGGACGCCGCCGGCGTGCCAGCATCCCTCCGGGGCCGCTATGGGTATTCGCCCATGCGAGTGCTGCTGGTGGAGGTGGTGGCGCCTGAAGCTGGGGGATCAGCATCTGGGGGGCACACGATGAACGAGACCGAGCAACGCGCCGCGGCCGACGTCGCCGAGGAACTGCTGAACACCAAGACGATCATGCCGGACGGCAGCACCCGGGCGCCGCGCGTGCGCCTCGCCGCCGACGTGGATCTGAAGAAAGCCAAGCGGGGCTGCAAGCACTGCAACGGCACGGGGCGATCCGGGTGGGCCACGATCCCCATGTCCGACCAGCCCGAGGGCCGCGTGCGCGTGCCCGTGATCTGCCGGTGCGTCACGCGCCACGGCGGGGTGCGCCGGGACATGCTCGATCAGATCCTGACCGAGGCCGCCGAGCAGCTGGAGAGCGGGGCGTTCGGCGCCCGCCTGGGGCAGGACCTGGCCGGCCTGCCGCCCGAGGCCCGAGGCCAGGCCGTCGCATCGCTGCGGCGCGACCTCATGAACAAGGACAAGGACCCGCAGGTGCGGGCCGCGATTCGGGAGGCCTTGACCATCATTGGCGAGGAGCTGCCCGAGGAGGGAGATCCCCATGGCATTCTGTGAACGCATGCCCGTGACCATTCCGAACGACGGCGCCACGCCGCCGATCGCCACCGCGACCACCGGCCCCGAGGTGGACGTCGGGCAGCTGGGCGGCAAGGGCTACGACTTCAAGCGGGACGCCGGCGCGGCTTTCACCGGCGTGCTGGAGGGCAGCGTCGCCGGCAAGAACTGGACAACGATCGTCGCGCTCGCCGCCAGCGGGCAAGGGGCGATCGCCGACCACTACACCGTCGTCCGCGTGACCGTTTCGGTGGGGGGCGCAGTGGGCCCGACCACCGAATTGATGGTCGCCGGCCGCACCCAGGGGTAGGGCCGTGACGCGCACCGCCAAGCGTGAGCCGACCGTTCCGCGCGGGAGGGACGGCGCCGGGTCCATGAACGTCAAGCAGCTGCTGGCCAAGGCCCGCGCCGCCGTCGGCCCCGTGGACGAGTCCCGAGCGATCCAGGAGATCGACGCCACGGCCCAGATGTTCGGCAGCTGCGGCGCGGTGGAGCCGCCCTACGATCCCGAGTCGCTGATCAACTACGCCGAGCTGTCCCCGCACCTGGAGCCGTCGATCGAGTCCTACGCCCAGAACGTGGACGGGTTCGGGCACCAGTTCGTGCCGGCCGAGCCTTGGATGGACGCCTTGGACAAAGAGGAGGCGACCAAGGCGATCGGCGAGGCGCTGAAGTTCGAACGCTGGGTCGCCCGCGAGGAGGCCCGCATGGCCTACGAGGCCGACGTCGCCGCCGGCCGCGAGATCATCGGCGAGGCGCCGCCGAGCGGACCGATCCCCGAGATCAACCCGCAGGAGGTGGACAACGCCCGCGAGGAGATCCGCACCACGCTGGAGCGCGAGCAGTTCATCGCCCGCGCGTTCTTCGACACCTGCTGCTCCGACATGTCGTTCGCCCGCCTGCGCAGGATCACGCGCCGGGACATCGAAACGCACGGCTGGGGCACAACCGAGATGCGCCCGGACGGCCTGGGCAGGCTGAAGCGGCCCACCTACGTGCCGGCCTACACCGTGCGCCCGCTCCAGGACGACGGCACCCAGGTGCTGGTCCAGGAGCCCGACCCCGTGACCCCGCTGTCCGGCCTGCGCACGATCACCGTGTACAGGCGCTTCCGTCGGTTCGTGCAGCTCGTGGGGCAGGACCGGATCTACTTCAAGAGCCCGGGCGACCCGCGCACGATCAGCCTGAAGACCGGCAAGGCGTACAAGACGATCGCCGACATGATGGCCGAGGACGGCAAGGACGCGGTCGCCGCGGCCGAGCTGCTGTGGGCCAGCCTCCACAGCCCGCGCACGCCCTGCCCGCCGCCTCGCTGGATCGGCGCGCTCCTCGGCGTCCTGGGCAGCCGCGAGGCCGACGAAACCAACTACTACTACCTGCGCGACAACGCGACGCCCGCCGGCCTGATCTTCGTTTCCGGCGGCAGGCTGACCCAGCAGACCGTGCAGCGGCTGGAGCAGCGGGTCGGCACCGAGCTGCGCGGCGCTCGTGGGGCGGGCAAGCTCCTGGTGCTGGAGGCGTTCAGCGGGCAGAAGACCACGGTGGACCCGACCGCCCGCGCGCAGATCCCGACCATCTCCTGGGAACCGCTGCGCGACGCCCGCCAGCAGGACGCCCTGTTCACGAACTACGACCAGCGCAACGCCGACAAGATCGGCGCCACGTTCCGGCTGTCCCCTATGCTGCGCGGCTACACCCCCAGCGACCTGAACCGAGCCACCGCGCTGGCCGCGCTCCAGTTCGCCGAGCAGCAGGTTTTCCAACCCCTGCGCGAGGAGTTCGACTGGAACGTCAACCGGGTGATCATGCCCCGCCTGGGGATCCGGTTCCTGAAGTTCAAGAGCAACAGCCCGCCCACCAAGTCCGCCGAGGAGGTGGGCAACCTCGTGCAGCAGACGGCGCCCTACGGGGGGCTCCTGCCGCGCGAGATCCGCCAGCTCCTCGCCGACGTCCTGAACGTGCCGCTCGCCAAGATCGAGGAGCCGTGGACGGCGCAGCCCATGCCCATGACCCTGGCCGGCTACCCACCGCCCGGGACCGAGGCCCCGACGCCCGCGGGTGGGGGCTCGCCGTTCGGCATGGACAGCGACCCGGCAGGCATGGCCGGCAGGCTCGCCGCCCTGGAGCAGCGGATCGCCGCGATCGCCACCGAGGAGCTGCGCGCCGCCGGCCTCGATCCGACGGTGCAGGCCCGTTTCGTGGACGTCCCAGCGGGGAGCAGCGGCCCCGTGGGGCACGGAGGCTGACATGGTGCAAGGCGGTGGAGAGGTCCCCAGCAACCCCCTGCCCAAGACATCGGGCCCGTGGGTGGTTACTGCCGAAAACGGGCGCAGCGAGTCGATCACGTGGACCAGGGACGCCGCGCGCACGTACACCGTGCGCCTGGGTGGTGGACAGCAGAACCAGAACCTCATGCTGATCGGCGTAGGCGGTGGCGGGGTGTCCCACAGCATGGCCGCCGCGCGCTACACGTCGAACCACCGGCAGGGGACGCCGGTGTGCCTGGTCTGCAACCTGTACAGCGGCTACGTGATCGACGCCTGCGATCACCTGTTCCGCGCGCTGTCCGAATATGCCGTGCTCAGGCGCCTGACCTGGCCGCTATGGGCCGGCCTGGCCACCATGGACGGGTCCGCACGCCCGCGCGGAAACGCCGGCGGCCTGCGCCTGCTCGACTCGGAACTGTACGACGGGACCGCCCTGTACGTGCCGGCCATGTTCGGGGTGGAGGGGAGCCCGCCGCCCCAATGATCACCCCCACGCCAGAGCGTCCCTGGTTCGCCGGGCCCTATCGCGTGATCGCCGCCACCAAGATGGGGCAGCGGATCCGGCTGGCACCGGGCGAGGTCATGCAGCACCACACCGGGATGACGTTCACCACGTGCCCGGCCTGCGGATCCACGGTCATGGGACTGGCCAAGGTCGTGCCGCCGCTGGACGCCCCGAGCCTGGCCAAGCCGCTGCGCTGTCACGCGACCTGCCGCAAGTGCGATACCTGGTTCCAGGTCGTGAACGGCAAGGCGCTGCCGGCCGAGGCGCCGCCGCCGCCACCGCCGACCAAGATCCCCGAGAAGCTGCGCGCCGCCGGCGTGAAGCCCGCGCCCAAGCTGCCGCCCGGCCTGGGTTGAGCGGGTGGGCCTCGCCGCCTACAGCGCGCCCTCCTCGGGCTACCTCACCGCGTGGCCGCCGGTCGATCTCGGGCGCGACCTGGTGCCCGCGCTCCACCGCGCCGGGATAACCGCCGCCGAGCTGCCCACCTCGCTGGCCTGGGGCTGGGCAGCCGTCCCACTTGGCGCGGACGACAAGCCGATCGGCGGCGCAGTGCGCATCATGGCGCCGGACGCCGACGCCAACGGGGCCCGGGTCGTGGCCTACGGCATGCTCGCCCGCGGACCCGTCGCCCTGTGCAAGGCCGTGGCGCACACCGGGCCGATCACCGTGTGGCAGCGTGTGGAGCGCCTGGACGTCGCCCAGGCCGTCCCCGTCGGCGCCTGCCGCTTGGGACCTGGGGGCGCGCTGGTGGGCCTGGGCAAGGCAGCCGCTGGCCCCAAGTACGGTGTGGACGTGGCAGCGTTCGCCAAGAAACTGGCCAGCGGACTGCACACCCCGCAGGTGAGCGAGGCCGGGCTCGCCGCGGTCAAGAGCGCGCTCGATGGGCTCGATCTCAACTGGAACAAGGCGAGCCGCGGGGACATCGACAAGGCGTTCGCCCATGCGCGCGAGTCCCTAGGCAAGGTCGCCGCCGCGACAGGCGGCCAGCTGCTCCCCGAGTGGACCCAGAAGATCCGGGTCTCGCTCATGGACACCGCGGCCGCGTCCCGGAAGTGGACGCACGACCACTACCTGCCCCGCGTCGGCCTGTCCCTGCGGCAGCCCGACCAGCTGGCGATCACCCAGGTGAGCCAGCAGCAGGGGTGGTTCCTGCGGGACGAGATGGGCAAGCGGTCGGACAAGCTCACCGCCGAGGGTCGCAAGATCGTGGACGTCGGGATCCGGGAGGGCTGGGGGCGGGACGACATAGCCCGCGCGCTCCAGACCAAGCTCCCCAACCTGTGGGGCGCCTACGGGTTCAACTACGCCCGCACCGTCGCCGCGGTCTCGGTGACCAGGGCCCGCGCGTTCGGCGAGGTGTCCGGCTACCAGGACGCCGGGATCGAATCGCTGGAGATCGTGGCCATGCTGGACGAGCGCACGACCGACCAGTGCCGATGCCTGGACGGGCAGATCATCCCCGTGGGCGGGGCCTACAAGCACGCCGTGGAGGCCGCGAGCGTCGCCAAGCCCGAGGACATTTACAAGGTGGCCCCGTTCCTCCAGGCGAAGTGGGACAAGAACGCCGAGGCCACCCAGATCACGACGCGGCAGGGTGCGCAGATCGCCACCGTGTCGCGGTCGGGTGTCGGCGTCGCCGACGACCGCGGCGAGTTCAAGATGCAAAGCGCCGGGCCCGGCCTGTTGACCAACGGGATCGGGATGCCGCCATACCATTTCCAGTGCCGCACCACGACCGTGCCGCGGCTCACCTCGTCCCAGGTGTCCAAGGGCGAGATCCCGGTCGCCGCTCCCGTCCCGGTGCAGCCGCCGACGCCGGCGCCGCCCGCCATGTCCATGCCCATGCTGGAGGGCCTGGGGTTCGGCGGGGCCGCGGCGCCCACCGCCCTGCCGGCGCAGCGCCCGATCATGGGGATGGCCGAACCGAGCGTCGCCGCGCCGGCGTCCGTGCCGTCGCTGTCCGCCGTGGACACGGGCCCCGTGGTGAACCCGACGCCGCCGATCGGACCAGGAGGCAGCGGCGAACTGCTGCAATTCCGGCAGGTGCTGGACCAGGCCAAGGCCAACCTGGAGGCCATGTACGACGCCGAGTTCATGACCATGACCCCCGCCAGCGTGCAGCTGTACAGCACCGAGCAGTTCGGGCCGGCGATGGCGATCAAGGTGGAGGCCAAGATCTCGGTCAAGCAGGCCGACGCCCTGGGCTGGGAAAAGACCACCAAGACCCTGGGCTGGGGCAAGGCCATGCCCAAGGCCGAGATCGACGCCATGGTCGCCAACATGGAGGCCGAGGGGTGGACCTACAAATCGGCCGGGCCCGGGAACGGTGTCTTGTGGAAACCGCCGCCCAAGCTGCCCCCGCCGTCGCCGATGCCGGCCGCCTCGCCCATGCAGGGCGCCGGCGTCGGTCCACAGCTGAAACCGACGCCCGCCGCGTCCGACTTCGCGCGCACGCTGGAGAAGGAATACGCCGAATACCTGGACGAGGCGATCACCGTTGAGAAGTTCAGCGTCGGGATCAAGGACCTGGGGCCGAACCAGTCCTACTGGTTCAAGGCCTGGGGCAAGGGGCTGAAGCCCGAGGGGCAGGAGTTCTATATCAAGACCAAGGCGGAATACGATCGGATCTTCGCCGAGGCCGTGCAGAACACCGGGAAGCTGGGGCCGCCCTACGTGCCGCCGCCTGCCGTCGCACCGCCTGGGGTGAAGCCGGCCAAGTCGGTGGGGCTGCCCGAAACTCCGATAATCGACAACGTGCTCCTGTCCGCGGTCCAGGACCTGGAGGCGCAGATCGGCGCCGGCAAGTTCAAGATCGCCGGCATGAAGCTGCCGGTCCCCGGGCAGGCCCCCTATCCCGAGGTGCTGTACACCAAGGCGGGATCCTCGATCACCCACTACTACGTGGCCGAGGTTCCCGCGGTGGCCATGGCGCAGATCAAGATCGAGGCCAAGAAGCTGAAGCTGGGGAAGGGCGGCGGCTGGGCAACGCCGGCCGAGAAGGTCCCCCCGCAGTACCAATCCAAGGAATTGACGAACGAGCAGGCCGTGTGGAAGGCCCAGGCCGAGGCCGAGGCCGCCAAGAAAGCCACCCGCGCAAAGGCCGCCGGCAAGACCCCCGAGCCGCCGCCCGACCTGACCCCGGATCACATTGGACCGATCCGAGCTGTTCGCCCTGGGGAGGTGATCAACCCGACCGGGGACTATCACGTCGGGCAGGCCACTGCCCGCAATTGGGAGGCCCAGATCATGGACGCCGGCGAGGAGGTGGCCACGTTCGTGAACAAGCAGCACCTCGGGACGAGGCGCGGCCTTGACTACG